CATCATAAATTGTTGTATCTGTAACAAAAAAATTAAGAGTACATCTTGAACCTATAATGGGTGAATAAATATTATCTTCAGCATCCCATTGAATTAAACAAGGTTGATCCGTTCCTATAATTTGTGTCGGTTGTGTTCCTAATCCAAATGGATCAATAACAAAATCCTTTTGATATATTTCTATTTTAAAGGGTTTCTTTTCTATATCAGAAAAAAACAATTCGTATTTTAATCCGTATGCCATTAGATAATTCTGCTTCGGTTTCTTTCAGCACGCTGTAAAGCGACTACTAAATCTTGACCTTGTATCCTAAATTCTCCACCTACTGTTACATTTTGAGATCCTCCTCCCATCATTGCATTTAATTTATCTAAAGGAGCAATAACTTCTGGATTTGATTTTGCTCCAGCATATTCACCCATTAAACCTAAAGTTGGCCCAGATACAATACCTCCATTTGCAAATTCTGGGATTCCAGCTAAACCTGAAAATAATGTTTTAAAACCAGCAACGCCTCCAGCAGCAGCACCACCAGCTCCAATTCCTGGTAATAACGCATTTAATATTAAAGCAGCAGCAGCAGCAGCGGCAAGTTTTATTATTAATTTTTTCAATCCATCAATTAATGTTTTAAAGAAATCTTGTCCTTCAGCTAAAGCCATAAATGAATCCATTAAAATTCCTCCTATAGTTCCTGCCCAATAATTAGTTAATTCAGTAGCTTTAGCAGTTTTTTCATTATAATTTTCTATAAATGCATCAAAAGATTCTGCGACATCATCAAAAGTAGAACTCAAAACAAGAACACTATTAGGATCAAAAATTTCAGAAATAGGATCTTGAAATGCTTCATTTACAGACATTGATAATCCACCAATTTCTGCTCCTATAGTTTCATTCCATTCTTTATTAAATGCTTTTGCTTCTTCATCTAAAGCCCATTTAATTTGTAATTTTTCAAGTTCTTCTTTTCTTAATTGTTCTAATGATTTTTTAACTCCACCAGTAGTTTTGCTAATATTACTTAAACTATTTTCAAGACCTTTAATTGCTGTATCATAATTAGAAATAGTTTTTTCGTGTTTTTCTATTTCTGAATTAAGTGCTTTTACTTCATCATTTTCAATACCAAATAATTCAGCAATAGCGCCTTGTTTTAAATCACGATTTGCTTTGGCTATTTCTAATTTTTTTTCAATAAGTTTTTTTTCTGCTTGACGTAATTTTAAAATTGATTCAACAGTTCCATCTTGTTCATCTTTAACTGTACCTAATATATTTTGTAAAGAAGTTAATTCAGTATTTAAATCATTTACAGTACTTTTTAATGCTTGATATTTAATTGTTGCACCTAATGCAGCTACTAATGCGCCAATAGCTAAAACAGTACCTCCAGATACTAATGTTAATCCAGCAAATGCAGTAACTAAAGCTGGAATTACAGTTCCTGCTAAATATAAAAGTGGTCCTGCAATAGCAGCTAAACCTGCAAATGCCAAAACAACTTTTTTAGTTGTAGGATCTAAATTTCCAAAACTTTTAATTATATCATTAGCATATTTTACTAAATCTGTAAATAATGGTAAAATAACTTGCCCAAATGATGCTCCTAATTGTTTTAATGATTCTTGGAATATTCTCATTTGGTTTGCAGCGCCATCAGAAGTTCTGGAAAAATCTCCATGCGCATTAGAAGTTGCTTTCATCACAAATTGATATCTCAACACAACTTTTTCAGCTTGTGTCATATCTTTAATTTGTGTTTTAATACCTTGATTTAAAGCAAATTGTTGCAAATTCGCTTCAGTCATTACAACTCCTAATCTTTTTAAAGATTCTGTTTCTCCAGTAAACACAGCAGCCAAAGCAGTTGTCGCTTGATCTATATTTATATTTTTAAATGAAGCAAGATCGCCAGCTAAACCTACCAACTGAGTTGACATTTTAGCAGCTTGATCGGTTGATAGTCCCATTGAGGTTGCCATATCCCCAAACAAAGCAGCCATATCAAGAGCAGATCCTTCAGCTATACCAAATGTTTCTAAAGTATTTTTTGCAAAATCTTTAACAGTACCAGAACTTTTTCCAAAAGCAACATCAACTTTATTTAATGATTCATTAAAATCGGATGCCATTTTAATAGCAGCTCCGCCAGCAATTCCGAGAGGTAATGAAAGTCCAATAGATAATTTTTTACCAATGCCTGATACTTTGTTACCAAAAGTTTGTAACCTTCCAGATGCAGTAGTTAATGCCTTATTTAACTGACTTGCATCGCCTATTATATTAATTTTGAGTTTCTCTTCTTGCATAGTACAAAAATACTAAAAAAAAAGGGGTTATATTTTAACCCCAGCTTGTTTGACTTTTTCTTTAAACCACTCAAATTGTTCTTTTGTACTTTTGGGTTTATCTTTTTTAACATAACGATCTTGTGGAAGAGGAAATAACTTTTGGGGCTTTATCATTTGACTACGTTTCTGGCAATTTATATTATGAATTAAAGTTGCCAAGTAGCGTATTCTCTCCCACTCTAAATTTTGTTTTATGTTATACGATTCCCCTAAACGCTGATTTTCTGCCCAAGTGTTAAACCAAAACTCGTTTGGATTTATGCCGACTTGTCCTATATAATAATCAAGCAGCGTTTCCCACGTTAGGGTGTCGGCTTCTACTTTCCCTCGCTATCTTCTTTTGTAGGGTTTCTTTCGATTCCCATATTTAGATCGTTTCCCAAGATTCGAGATTCCATCATAGTACTAACTATTTTTTCAAGTTCATCTGGGTTTAAATCTTCAAGCCACCCCCCTACTTTAAAAATAGTATAATCTACTTGATTACCTTCCTCTTGATCATACGCTAATAAACCAGCATATACTAAAGCACGAATACCAGAAATAGAAATACCACCTTCAAAAACCTCTCCGATTTTATCAAGTGGTATCTTTAATTCATCGGTAAAGGCAGCCCAAAAGTTCATTGAAAAATGTAACGTTCTTGACTGCCCACCTAATTTAGTGGTATAATACCCTCTCCTTTTGTTTGCCATTATGTTATAAATTTAATTAGTTGTTAGAAGCTGTAACAGCACCAGTAAGCGTAATTGATCCGCTATAAGAAACTGGCGATTCCATTTCAGCACTAATCTCGATTGAATTTACATATCCTTCAGCTGTATAAATACGCTCTCCTGAAGTTGAAGTTCCAAATACACAAGTAACTTGAGTTCCAGCAATTAGATAATCTGCAATTTCGTTAGCGTTTGCTGAATCTGAATAATCAACAAGTCCATCGAAAGAGATCTCACCAGATTTTACTCCAGCGATTACTTCATTCCATCCGCTTGAATCTTTAGTTGTTGCATCTGGCAAATCAGTTGAAAGCGAAATACTGCAAGAAGTAGTATGTCCTACTGTAGCACCTTCAATCTTTAAAATTAAATTAGTTCCGTTAAATACTGCCATTGTGTTAAAATTTTATACAAATATAGTGATTAATAATTTTATTTTTTTGAGATCAACCCTAACAGAATTATTATGATCAAACCATAAGCAAATACAACTTTGCCTCTATTAAAAATACCGCCATTCCAATTTGTAGCAGTCCAGTTTACAATCCAGTCAATGGCTTTGCCTCCTATTTCTTTTATCTTATCCATTATTTCTTTTTATCTATTTTTAAATATTCTAAATCCTTCATAAAATCTCTCATCTCTAAAGTAATTGTTCTTACTTCAGCTTCAAGTTGTCTTTGTGCTTTCCAAGTATATTCCTTTTCATTATACTTTAGTTTTTCTACATCAGCAGTATTAGCTTCTATCTTTGCACTTAATGAATAATACGAACCTACTATAGAAGCAAACATTGCCAATAAAGTAATAATTTGAGGAACACTTATAGAAAGGTCTGCTTTTTTATCTCCGTTTAAATCTATATTCATTTTAGTTTTTTATAAATACTAATTAAGGTATATATAATTGCTAAACTCAATGATACTAACTGTAACAAAGGTTCTACTTCTGTAACACTTAAAACAAGTGCGATTAGGTTTGCTCCGTATATTTTCAAATCAGTCATTTTATGCTATTGCTAAATAAATCCAAGTATATCCTGCAATGTTAATATAAGAACCTGTTCCACCAACTAATTCAAATCCTGTAGAATTAAAACTTATATAATTGGAAGCAGTATCACTTTCAGCAGCACTATCATTTGCATATAAATTTCCACTTCTTAAATTATCAAACATTGCCCAAGGAGTTGCAGCATCTTTATTTTTAAGTAAAACAAATCTTGGTTGGAATCCTGTAGTTACTTGTAAATTTGAATTTGAACCACTATAACTCCCTACCTTCTGATACCCATCTACAGAGTGGAAGCAGTAGGCGATGTAATTGTCGCTTGATGTATTTACATTTTCTAATGTCGTTGCACCACTTAAAAATCCAATAGTAGTAGAAGTTAAACTACCAACTCCTCCGTGTGCAGTAGAAGAAACAGTTGTTGCCTCAACAGTTGCATTTAAATAAACATTATCCGTTGAAGCTAATGCAGAATGTCTTACAGCCCAAGAAAACGCATCTGATGTATTTTTAATAATTACGAGTTCAGGAGTTGAACTCAAGCCGTGTCCTACAGTAGCACTTGAAGAACCATTCCCTGTATATTTCACAATACTAAACCCTGCTGCTTGATTTGCACTTACTTGACTTGTAATACTTCCATTTGTGTTTGATACTGCTGCACCTCCTGCCTTCCAACACCAAGCAACGTATGAACCTCCATTTAAATTTACTCTTTGAGTAGAATCACTTCCTAAAGTAAAACCATTAGAATCAAAAGAATTTAATGTTGAAAATGCTGTCCAATCTCTTTCATAAGTATCTGAATCTGACCACAAAGATTTATTTGCACCTCTAATAATATCAAATAAAGCGTGTGATTCAGCAGGAGATGACCTTTGTTTTATCCACACCAACGAAGGACTAAAAGCCATCCCTAAATAATTAACGTTGGTAGCAGTACCATTGTATTGAGTTGCTTCAAATAATTCAGCAGCTTCTGATGGACTAACTACTTTATTGAATATTCTTACTTGGTCAATATATCCTGTTAAACCTACAGAGCCGTGTCCAAAGCATTGTGTAGAACCTGAACCTGTATTTGGAGTTCCACTAACTACAGATTGTCCATTA